CAAGATGCTCGAGGATCTGTCAGCAAAGAATTCAAATGATTAATCCAAGCGGTCAATGTCATTTGTAAAAAATGTCTAAGTTGTTTATTACAAACGAATAAAAATAGACCAGCTGGTTTAACACCTCGTAAACTGTTGAATAGTTATCTTGTCAGCGGAGGACGAGATGAAGAAACTAGCGGCAGTTTTAGGCTTTCTCGCGGCGGGGTGTAGCCCCGAGTTTGTCGGTGATCATGTGGGTCAGGTCGACTCCGAGATCGTCAACGGCACAAAGTACAACGGACACCCAGCGGCTGTCTACGTGGACCTCGGTGGAGGGTCGTGCACGGGTACCCTAATATCACCATCGATCGTCCTCACTGCGAAGCACTGCACAGAGGGCGTGTCCTACAAGTCCATCTCGGTCATGTTCGGCAACGATGCCTACGGGCCTGGGACGTGGGTCAAGGCCGTCCACTACGAGAACAACCCTAAAGGATACTCTGGAGGTCCCGGCGACCTGGCTCTGATCACCCTGACGTCACCCGGACCGACCGACCCGATCCCGGTCAACAAGATGGACCCCAACGGTCTGATGGGAATCCAGGTCCACATCGTCGGGTTCGGTGTGACGTCTGAGTACGGCAGCGATTCTGGTGTGAAGCGCCACGGATGGACGAGCCTCGTCGACGTCGAGCCAGGTCTGGTCTACACCTCGGTCAAACCGTCTTCCACGTGTTATGGTGACTCGGGTGGGCCTAACTTCATCACCGTGAATGGCGTTGAGTATGTGCTGGCCGCCACATCGTTCGGTACCGCAGCCTGTGGATTTGGACTCGATGCCTCGGCTCGAACCGACGACGCAATTGCGTGGATAGAGAAATACGTTTCGCTCCACGAGAAGTTCGGATGGACGTGTCAAGGTGATGGCCACTGCGTTTCAGGTTGTGGAGCTCCGGACCCTGATTGTCCGTGTGCCTCCGACGGGTTCTGCACGGCATCTTGTTCTGACCTGAAGACAGACGTCGACTGTAAGGGCTGTGAGACTGACGGCGTCTGCAGGAAAGATTGTCCTGTGAAAGACGTCGACTGTGATCCTCCACCCCCGCCGGCACCGAGACCACCCCCACCCGTCGACGAAGGCGCAGGTGGATCTACTCCTGAAACCCCAGTCTTAGACCCAGAGGAGAAGATTGGTCCTGATGTTGAGAAGCGATCTCAGAGACCACTGCTGTGGGTTGGGTGCAGTATTTCAGAGTGTAGAGACTTTAGCTCTGCTTGGTTATTGCTGACGGGTCTCTTGCTCGGAAACTTACGAAGAAGATTCAACCACCGTGCATCTTGATAGCTCTCTCCTGACGCTCTGCACCCGATCTTGAAGAGTGTGTTCCCAGACGTCTACGTTTTCCTGTTTTCGGGTCTTTCTTCTTCGTAAATAGACAGACTTTACCGCCGTCACAAGCACGAATTATTTCTTGAATGAATTGACGCAGAGTTTTTTCTTCTAGCACGCATCTAAATATGTCTTCATTGTAAACAAGAAAACTTTGGTTTAGATTTGGGTGCATGAATAATTTTTTTGTACTCTTCGGCATCATCTCGACAGTTCTGGTGTCGCTCTGGGCTGTTCTAAAGTACCTCATCCTAGGCTCATACAAGATAGATAACGACACGGGTAAACGGCTGATAGAGACCATAGAATCGAGTGCAAAATTCAAATGGCTCTTGACTAACGAGTGCGTGACTGAGCCACGCTATCCTGATGTTTATGAAGCTCTCGTCTTGCTGAACGGTGCCGTGTTCTTCATAAACCGCAATGAGAGGTTATTGACAGCAGGCTGGAAAGGCAAAGAAGAGACCACACACGTGACTTTCCCAAGGTGGTACAGAAAGAAGGTTCTCGACATCTTGCGCAGTAAAGTCTTAAACCTGAACACGATACCTGTGATGGCGCCCCCCCACACGGCACGGACAGGCTGGGTGAGTTGACAGCAGACCCTCGTTCAAAGACTATCTTAGACAATTGTGCAGACATAGAAGCAGAAGTACAGGAAGTGGTCGACGGTAAAAAAATGAAGACGGGATTGCTGTTGTATAGACCGCCAGGAAGCGGTAAGACGCAGTTCATCAAGCACTTGGCTAAGAAGCACTGCTTGCCCATACACGTCGTGTACCTCAATCCTGAGTACAACAACTACGATATGGCGATGATGTTTGCTTCAGTTCCCCGTAAGTGCATCGTCCTCATGGAGGACTTTGACAACTATTTCGACGGGCGTGAGTGCATCATGAAGAACGATCAAGTAAAGTTCACATTCGACGCATTCATAAATGCACTTGACGGTGTCCACAACGACTACCGACAAGTGATCTTTGCGATGACAGCAAATGACGTGTCGAAGCTAGACGTGTCTCTCACGAGACGACCCTCGCGATTCAAGTTTGTTCGCGAGTTTGGTCCACCTTCGGATGCTGTGAGAGCAAGCATCCTGAAGGACCCAGAATTAATCGAAAAAACTCGAGGATTATCATTAGACCAAGTTTTTTCTAAATTATCTGAACAAAAATAAACGTCGTTGTCACTATGAGATTTCTTTTATTGTGTACATTATAATTATTGCAAGCTAGCAAGGTCTCACAAGGTTAAAACATGAAAATTACTAAAGATCAACTACAACAGCTAATTCGTGAAGAATACGTTAAAGTCGTATTTGAATCACAAGGACGCAATCTCACAGCTTCGCAAGCTAAAATTATAGCAGAGAATCTTAATGAGGGCTTCTTTGACGATATTATGAAATCTTTCAAGTCGTCGGGCAAAGAAAGTAGTGATCAGCAAGGAAAAAACGAGGCTGCAGTAGTGAAAACAGAAGAGCAGCTTAAAAAAGAGATCATGATGATTCAACAAAAAGCCAAAGACATGTTAGAGTCTAACGGCTTTGAGGGAGACGACAACGATGTTGCCGTTCTTGGAATTGATCTATTCCGCGCAGCTGTAGAAGAAGTCATGTCAGCAAGTAAAATTGCGGGTCCTGTTAAATCTGCTGGAGGACGCGGAGTTGGTTCAGGTAGATACAGTCCGTTAACACGCATGGCACGCTGATTAAATTAAAATAAAATATGGGGGATGAATTACGAATGTAAATTCATCCCCTTTTATTATATAAATTAGACATGACCGAAGACGAAGATAAAATTCTCTGTCAAAAATATCCAAAGATATTCAAGAACCGCGACGGATCTATCATGGAGACATGCATGGCATGGGGGTTTGAGTGCGACTCAGGCTGGTTTGATGTGCTCGACATTCTGTGTCACGAGATTCAAGGTTACATCGACTGGAAGTCTCGTGGGCTCTCTGAAGAAGAGAGAGAGGAGCTGCAGGTAGTCGCAGACCAAGTAAAAGAGAAATTCGGCACTCTTCGCTTCTACTACAGTGGGGGTGACGACGTGATCGAAGGAATGGTGAGAATGGCTGAGTCAATGACTTACAGAACATGCGAAGCTTGTGGCTGTCCCGGCGAAAAACGCGGCGGAGGATGGATCAAGGTCCTCTGCGACAAATGCGACGAGGAACAAAAAAGAAAATTGGGCGTACCCCGGATCGGCGAACCAGGAAGCAATGCCCCACGCATCAGCGAGATGTGAGATTAGACGATGGACAGACCGTGTTCTTTCACGGCCAGTTCGATAGCCCAATTCTTCATCTTGAACTCCATCTCTACATCTACCTTGCTGAGCACTGCACGTTGTTCCTTGGGAACATAGTGGACCCAGTCTGAGTGGGCTCGCCGTTTAGAAGCCGGTGCCTCTGCAGGAATTTCAGGACTTGTATTCGATAGATGCTGCAACGGCTTGATGCCGCGCCAAGTGCTAGACGCGAGCTCGATGACTTCATTGAGGTTTAAGCCACCTGTTCGAAACGTATGATGGTGGACGTCGAGCACGATGGGAACACCCGTTGCGTCACACACGGGCTTTAGATCTGCAGCACTGTAAGCATTCTCGCAGTTCTCGAGTGTGAGTCTTGATCGAATGTGATCTGGCAGTCTATTGACCTCTCGAATGAGATTGTCGGGTCGACCTCCTTTGCCTCCATGGATGTTGATCGCGTAGAAGGGCGATCTGTCTAGCTCCATTGTTTCCATGATCCACGCGTGCGTCTCAAGGTCGCCCGCCGCGTTCTTCACGACGCTAGAGGAGTCTGATGAAAGAACGACAAACTGACCAGGATGCATAGTGATGCGTACACCTTCGCGTTTAGCTAGGTCACCAAACTTCCAGTATCGCTCACGAAGCTTGTCGTTGTCCCACCAGTGTCGAGGAACCTTGTCAGCGAGCGGAATCAGATTAGAAGAAACACGAAAGCACTTGTAACCATCGCTAACAACTCGACGGAATGCGGTGAGGAGATTATCAGCATTGCTGAGGTAAACATGTTTGATTTCATCTTCTGAATACTTTCCCTGGTTCCATCGACCCAGCTGCAGGATGCGCTCGTCGAAGATATTTTTCTGTTTTTCGATGCCTCGAGGAGATCGCTCGAGCTCGACGTATTGACAACAAAGTCCTAAAGCCATGTATTGTACTGTACTGTATAGTCGTGTGAACTTGCATCAATAAATCTTCTGTATACCCAAGTGACCTCCCCTGAGTAGAGGTAGGATGCTGAGCTGAATCGTATGAGAACCCCAGCACATCAGCGCCATTGTGCCAGGATCGATTAAAGACAACCACGGATTGCCATCTTCTGATCCAGCAGCGACCACGAGCCGAATGAAAGCAGACTTCTTGTTGCCTCGCCACCACACCCTGACTAAAGATCCAGGTTGAAAATCTTGAGGATAGAATTTTTTCTTCGACACCCAACCTTCCTCCTCTTCTTCTTTAATCTTTAATTTCAGGCACAGTTTGCAACACTGCGCCTCCCACAAGTGCTTTAGATCATCTCCGCAACTGATGCAGTACATCGCAGTTGTGTGCGTGAGTAACTCGGCGTCGTTTGGCAAGTTGTCGGGATGAAAAGAATTTTCCGACGAAGAATTAATCATGAATCGGTGAATTAAATATGCACAAATTCGAAGCCAGCTGTAATATTGCTTTCATGAGGCAGCTATTATTTTTTTGCATTGCTCACACAGGTTGCTATCATGAGCGGGATTTCCCTACAGCACCTCCAAAACATCATTACAACAATTGCGCGAGAGTTGTCAATGGGAGATATTTGAATAATGACTCTTGCGAAGTGAGAGATTCTGAATCTCAAGCTGTGCTTCCTCCATGAAAGTAGATTTCGCCACCTTAGCTCAGTTGGCAGAGCGTCTCACTTGTAATGAGAATGTCGCCCGCTCGGATCGCGGCAGGTGGCTCCAGCGGGATGATGTCCGAGAGATTAAAGAGGAATGGCTGCAAACCATTTGACTCAAGACTACGGCAGTTCGAATCTGTCCCATCCCACCAAGGGCCATTATATTAGTTAGATAGCCACTCTGGTGAAATAGACACGGCACAAAGCTGTATCTTTTCTAGAAATCATAATAAACCAATTACATCTTTTTGTCAATGATGGCTACGATGAATCTCATGATCTCTGAACATACAGAGTTTCTTAACAATCTCTTTGTGCAAAAAATCGTCACAAGATGTTAGTATAAATCATGGGCATCGGAAAGATCGACCTCTATGAAGCGCAAATTATTGCGGACAAAGTTCGTCAGTACATCTCGCCAGCAATGACTCGGGTTGAGGTAGCTGGCTCAATTCGTCGACAAAAAGACGTTGTTGGCGACATCGAGATCTGTGGCATCCCCGACGATCGAGAAAAACTCATTAAATTGTTAGGTGATGTTGGTCAGCACATTAAACCAGGCGTTCCTGGCGTAGTTTTGTGGAAACCGAAAACCTCTGCAAAATACCTCAGAGTGCGCCTCGAGGAAGGCATAAACCTTGATGTTTTCTTAGCATCGCCTCAAAACTGGGGTGGTCTCTTTATGATGCGAACGGGCAGCGGCGCTTCGCCCGACGGTAATCCGTTTCATGGTTTTGTGCCGGCAATTTTTCAGCGCTGGAAGAAGTTGTCCGGGGGTGGTCGCATGACTGACTGTATGCCAACTATGCCCACAGGTGAACAGCTATGGATCCCTGAGGAACAGGACTTCTTTGATCTACTCGAGATGAATTTTGTGCCACCTGAGCAACGCATCACTAAGGGTGCAATTAAAAAGCACACAAAACGTTCTTAAAATAATGATCACATCATAATTTAAATGTGGTAATAGAAAATTTAACAGTTGGGTCTTTAGTTGTGCCCAGGATTTCTGTGCAATTATTCTCTTCGCTGTTCAAGGGCTCAGCTGACGGTTCTGTTTTTTCACCTGAATTGGGTTTTTACGTTTGGGACTCTCGAGAGGTGGCAATTGTGGTCGAAGTGTTTGAAATGCCCTTCGACAGAAAAAAACTCTATAAAGTTTTGCTAAGCCGAGGCGCCGCGGGTTGGGTCTGGGACAACAATCTACTCGCCGTCTATAAGGAAAACAAAACGTGAGATGTCAAAACATCTGCAGAAAGATTCGAAGTCTTGAATACGCAGTGGTGCATTTAAAGTTAGAGATTGAAGAAGTCAATGACGAAATGAATGAGTATACTAGTAGTTTCATGCAAAGTCTGCACAAAGTTGCAGATTTCAGCACTGCCCCTGAAACAAAAACAACAATTCATTCAAAAAATGAATTCTTTCAGTTAACAGACAAGCCGACACAGCCAGAAGAACTTAAAAAATTGTGGAAAAAAATAGCTGCAGTAACACACCCAGATAAAACAGGCAATAATCAGAGATTAACGAGTCTATATAGGCGTGCAGCAGAGGCAATAAAGGCATCTTCTGCTCATGAATTAGTGCAGATTGCGATAGAACTTAAGCTTAAGTCGCCTGAACTCAATAACGAAATCACGTTATCTACATTAGCAGAATCAAAATCAAACCTTTCAAAAAAACTCTTTGATCTTGAAAATTGTGTTCTGATAAAATGGGGCAGGGCACAAACTGACGAAGAAAAAAAGATCATCATGGACCATTACATTTCTTCAAAAGGTTACAGCTACCGTGTCGGCAACAACACGTGAATGCGTATTAGAGTAAAAACATGACTATTCTCTGCGTAGATTTCATGAATCAATGTCATCGGGCTCGAAGTGGTTTTAAGCTCGGTCCAGCTCCTGTGGTGTTTAACTTCTTTCGACAATTTAAAGCACTTGTTGATGAGTTTAAGCCAAGCCGTGTCTATGTTGTCCTCGAGGGTAGGCCCGTAAAGCGCCATGAAGCACTTGCTGAGTACAAAGCTAATAGAGTCATTTCAGAAGATGATCCGCGACGCAGCGAACTCTTGAAATTCTTTGCGCAGAAGGACAGTATTGTGGAGCTTCTTGTAAAATACTTTCCCGTCTCTGTGGTGCGCCATCCAACTTCTGAGTGCGATGACACAATCGCGAATCTTGTTCGCAGGTCCTCGACAGCAGTTCCTTGGGTAATCGCTTCATCAGATACTGACTTCATTCAGCTTCTTCAAGAGCGTGACAATTTGAAGCTCTATAATCCTGTTCGCAAGGCGTATGTAGAAGCACCAGACTATCCATACGTGACCTGGAAGGCTCTTCGTGGAGATGCTTCCGACAACGTCCCCGGTATTCCAGGCGTCGGTGACAAGACGGCAGAGAAATTGGCTTCAGATCCAGATCTTTTGTCTGAATTCCTCAGCAAACCCGAGGTTGCTCCACTATTTGAGAGGAACTATGGACTCATCAATTTCATGGAATGGTCAGACGAGGAAAGAGAAATGATGACATCTTCTGCACCCACCAAGGACTGGGATACTGTCAAAACAGTGTTTGAAAACTATGGTTTTGGATCGATTGTAAAAGATGAATCTTGGAGTAAATTCACTCAGACATTCGACGCTTTGTGGGGATCAAATATCTGAAATTGACCGTAACCAACCTGCGCCAATCCATCCTGTCTGACCCGATGATGCTAAAACACGATATGCGCCCCGGGCCCATTCATTCGAAATTGCTAAGTCAAGTGACATCTCTCTAAATTCTAAAATTAGCAGGATGTCATCGGCCTGTGCACAGCCGTGGAGCTCATCTATATCACACTCAAGAGACGACCATAAGATAAGCTGATCAACGTCGATCATGCTTATAGCTAATTGTCCTGGATTCAGCGTCTCCTGCAGCATTTTTTAATTATTAACTAAAATGTTAGAATTGTTCACATGGTATATATTTAGAGAAGAGCGGTAAAATGTCTATCAAAGAAGAGTATGAGTTTTTGTTGGATGAAGTAAAGTCTGAATTCTCAGATTTTGAGATCCTGATCAAGAATCGATCTGTTCTCATGAAGTTTATTGATGCTGCATTGCATATTATCACTTTCGGTCAGATGAAGAACTTCATGACAGGATTCATCACCACCATGGGAAACAAAGTCTACGTGCCAGATTCGTGGGAGATGTCTTCAATTACCAATAAAATTGAGATTATTCGACACGAACGTGTACACATGCGTCAGGCAAAAAAATATGGACGCTTTCTATTCTCTTTCTTGTATCTAGTCGTTCCCTTTCCGGTTGGCGTTGCATATTACAGAAAGAAATTTGAGCAGGAAGCTTACGAGGAAAGCCTTAAAGCGCTATACGAATATCACGGAGAAAAGATTTTTACGCCGAGATTGAAGGAAGGCATGCTCGCTCACTTTATCACAGAGCAATATTTTTGGATGTGGCCGTGGCGGAAAGACCTAGAAAAGTGGTATGACGCTGCTGTAGAAAAAGCGAAGTCACGGTAATCCTAGTTTATCTTTTGCGATGCACTTAGGACAGGGGATTCTACCCCATTGAATGTTGTCTGAATTCATCATTCGGCGGTATGGATTTCCTATAGATTTTAGCCAGAGCTTAAGAGCTGTAGGTGATGTTTGAGAAAAATCTGACAAACGACCCCACAATAGAGAATAGAACGCAACGCAACATATCGGGAATTTTTCCCTTTTTCCTCTATTGATGTCGTAAAAAATACTTCTCAAAAACATGTGGACAAATTATTTATGTGAATTCTAACTATAATATGTAGTATAACATGAACTATAATATGTAGTATAACATGAACGAGAGCAAGATTCTTAGAGAAGGGTTTTTTGATAGTTTAGCTTCATTTTTTATGAGCAAACCTGACGATTCTAAGGCAGCACAAATGATTGCTGATACTTGGATTTCTGAGAAAGAAATAGATTTGGGAGAAGATCTGCCCGACGAAGTCAAAGATCAAGTTTATCAATTTACTGCTGATCGCTACGATAGAGCTTTAAATGCCTATAAGCACGAAGACGACCCAGCTAGAAAAGCTGTAATGGTCTTGGTAAAGCTTCTAGATAAAAAAATAGGCCCGATGATCGACAACATGTTTTATGATTCTAGCAGCTTCGATTGATACTAAGTAAAATTTGTTTGTAGGATTGCTTCTCATGAGAAGATATCCGGGTTTTCTTAACGAACTACAACAGCAAATAGAGGGATTGCATCCTGAAATTCTTGAAAGAATTTCTCGATATGGTGGCCTAGATGTCCAAGATCTAATTTCTTTGATCTTAGAGCCCAAAGATCACTCTGTTGACTGCCCGGAAACTGTCGATCCAGGCGAAATATTTCAGCATGTTGAGCTTGAGCCTTATGAAGCTTTAGGTAGAGAGCTAATTGACAAGAACTCAGTTGCGCTATGCATACTAGCAGGCGGCGCTGGCACCAGAATAGGTGGCTCAAAGTGCATGCTTAATTTATTTGAGGGTGAGACACTTCTTTCACATAAGATTAGAAAAAACTCGCATGTAAAAAATATCTGGATTATAGTTACTGAGTCGCTGTCTAATATTGTTCAAGATCATTTAGAAAATATTAGATTAATGCGAGACGGGATTGAGTTGGTACTTCAATACGAGTCTGTGCGCTTAACACCAGACAATCAACTTTACACAAATGAAGACGGCCCAAGTTTGTACCCTTGCGGACACGGTGATGTCATTCCTGCGCTAGACAGCTCTGGGCTTTTAAAGAAATTCACTGCTTCTGGTGGTAGGCACGTCGTCATAGTTAACGTTGACAATGTTTCTGCAGACATCGACGATGCTATCCTGGGTTTGCATCATGCAAATAATGTTCCCGTCACGTGCGAAGTTGTGAGAAAATCTGAAAATGACAAGGGTGGTGTGTTATGCAAGCACAGCGGCGTAAATCAGATTGTCGAAGAATTTAGAATGACTCCTGAATCAGACGTTACTCAGTTTCAGCTGATGAACACCAATACGATGATAGTTAAGTCTGATCTTGATTTCAGCATGATAGATTGGCATTGGCACAGAGTCAAGAAAAATCTTGATGGAAGTTTGGTCATACAGCATGAAAGGCTTTTACAGCAGCTCACAGAGCATTTTAAGACACAGTATGTCGAGGTTCAACGGGACAGAAGATTTACGCCGATAAAGAGCGCGTCAGATCTTGATAAGATCAAGCAGACATGATCCCACCCAGATCGCCCTATTGTCTCATACAAGAAGACTTGTGGCCCGACAAGTGGAAGATGCTTGTGTCCTGTGTGCTGCTCAACAGGACTGCACGAAAACAAGTTGAGAAAATTCTACCTCAGCTCTTTGCTCTGTGTCCAACAGCCAAGGACATGGCTGAGTGCAATATGTCTTCTTTGACTTCTGTCATAGCACCGCTAGGTTTTAAAAATAGAAGGGCAATAACACTCATCAAATTATCTAAAAGTTTTCTAGAGCCAAACTGGAAGCACGCTAGTGAACTTCCTGGAGTTGGTGAATACGCAGCAGCAGTTTGGGATATATTCGTGCTCAACAAGATGCCGTCAAGTGCACCCAACGATCACGCCTTGACGTGGTATTGGAATTGGAGACAACAGAATGACAATTAAGCGAAAAGAAGTAGTCAAAGAAAAGAAAGAGAAGGCACCAAGAAAGCCGCGATCGAGAAAAATTGCAGCTCAAATTCTACAAGATGCAGTAGTCGAGGGGAAGTGGACCGTGTCAGTGGGTCAAGATTTTCTTGTATCTAAGAAAGTCAGCGGAAAACAAACGCAGTCTATTTGCACTTTTAAAGAGATGATTAACGAGAAAACGGTCAATTCATGGGACAAAACGCTCGAGCGATGGTATGCATTCAATATTGACGACCTAGAAAAGTTTGGTATTGTCGTGAAAAAATTCTAATTTTTTAAGAAATTTTCTATCACGCTTGCGGGGATGAAGAAACCAATATTCGGTGCAGAAACTACCATCCACGAGCACAAACCCACAAGCCTGCCCTGCTCATCGAATGCACCACCGCCAGAATTACCCATCCAGATGGGCGCAGATACTTGTATCGAAGCAACACTGTTTTCGTTGATTGTAGATTTTGTGCTTGCTGAAATTAAACCCTCTATGTAAGTCCACCACATTCCTGTTGTGTGTCCTATTATGTGAAGCCGCATTCCAACCCAAGGGTCATCTTTGCTTATTTGAATTGGTTCTTTAGAAATTTTATTGGGCACTAAAAAGAGTGCTAAGTCATCTCTTTCGCTAATTTTTATTAAAGAAGCTAATTTTAGAGTGCCATAGCTCAGTGTATTCCCGGCTTCAAGATCCTCTTTCGTCATATAAAAAGACAATAATTTATTATTGACGCAGTGTGCTGCCGTGAGGAATTTTTCGCCGTCTATCCATACGCCACTGCAATAAGGCTTTAATTTGCCAGAACCATCATCTGTCACTAGTGCAACTGTTCTGCTTTCAAGATCTCTAATAAAGTTTTTTCTGCTTTCATCTTGTAAAGAGGTTTTTATTCTGGGCCCAGCGCATACGCACCCCATAAGAGCAATTGCAAAAGATACTAAAATAATACGCACTTTATTGCCGCATGTGTTCATGTGTTACTTCTTTAAGATAAATTAAATTTGACAACATAGATACGTATGCTTAATTGTACGTCGAATCAAACAAATAAAATAAATTAACTATGATTTTTAGAACATGGACACAAAGGGTTTAATAGTTTGTATTCTACTGCTGACGCCATGGACGATTGTTATACCTGCTGCTGTATGTGTATGTAGGAATTTAAAAAATAGAAACAAATAAAGGCCGCGACCTTTATTTTAGTTAACTAGAGGAGTTTTCTTGTAGACTTTGCGCCTCTAATGATCTTTGTTTTTCTTCGCGTTTACGAGCCCAACCATCTCTCATTCTTTGTTTTTGTTCTTTGGTTCTCTTTTTGCCTCTTGTTTTTGCAGTTCTTTTTTCAATCGTCTCTTGAGAAGGAGAGCCGAACTTCTTTCCTTTCATGGATTCTGACATTTTTCGACGAGTCTCCTCAGACACGACTCTGCCTTTCCCTGCCTCGGACAGACGGCGTCGCGTCTCTTCTGAAGCCCTGTATTCACGCAGCTGCGCCTTGTGCTCCTCGGAGAGCTTCTTTCCCTTGTGAGCTGCGGAGAGTTTCTGACGGTGTTCTTCGGATTTAGGGCCGACGTTCTTTCCCTTCATGGATTCTGACATTTTACGAAGAGTTTCTTCGGAATGCGGAGGGGGTTTTTTGCCCTTGTTGGCTTCACGAAGCTTTTGCTTGTGCTCTTCGGAAAGGTGCTTGCCACGAAAAGCAGAACCTTTGATATATCGTTGTTCATCAGACGAATTCGAATTTGCTTCACGAATTTTTTGTATCGTTTCTTCTGAAAATTGAAAGCAACAATCACCGCCAGTGGTGAGGTTATAGCCCCTCGTGAAAGAATCAAATCTTTCTATCCAGATTTTTTCTCTTTCATTTGCGAGATCATCATCACATTCCTCTATTATTTCAAATATGAAGTTTTCTTTTCCGTGTTTTCTAATTGCAGCATGGAATTTAAAACCTTTATCAATCTCTGCCTCTTTAAGATGTCCTCTTACTCTTTCTTTAAAATCTTTCGTTTGTCCTACGTAACACTTGCCATCTAACAAGTTTTTTGCTAAATAAATAAACCGCATACAATTAAGTATGCGGTTTTTCTAAAGTTAGTAACTAATAATGTATGGTAAATTAACGTGAGACGTCTAAGTGGTTGAAATCATTCATGAATCCCTCCATAAATTATTTGCGGCAAAGATTAATATCTCTTCTGCGGATTCCGGAGAATACGAGTAAGTTTTTATCATAGTTTCAACCATGTCACTGTACTTCTTCTGTTGATCATCATTCCTAGTTTTTGACTTAGTCACTATTCTTGCCATTGTCCGCACAGAAGAGATCAAATAAGATTCAATTGCATTCTTAAGTGGTTCATAAGTAGAGTAAATAACTTTTTCGCCGCGCCTCATTTTTGCAAACATGTATGCTGTGACGTCAGATCTGAAGCCGTCCTTTGCAGAGCCAGTAACACCGATTTGTTCTTCAATGGAAATCATAAATTGTTCATCAGGCTTTCGTTCTTCTTTTGTGACTTTGTCTTTTAGCTTCGTTCTCGTGGTGTGAGCTTCTGCGTTATCAAGATAAGACTCGAACAACGATTGTGCTTGCTCCTCGTAAGCTGAGATGAATGCTTTTGCGATCTCATTCTCGAGAATCTTTAGATATTCTTCGCGGATTGTCTTCTGGAGGAGTTCGAGGCACTTTGACTTAAACTGTTCATCCACAAGCTGTTCCTTTACCATCTTCGTCAATGAGTCCATGACGGAGATCGGTGTAATCATATTCTTATCAGATGCTGTGAGAGCATTGTCGAGAGCCTTAGTTATGAAACGAGTTGAGATGCCGTCCATGCCCTCATGCTTCGCCTCTTCGCGTAGGTCTTTGATGTCGACGTTGCGAACTCGCCCTTTTTCAAGAACATCTTCGCCGTTGTAGATCTTCATCTTCGTGAGGATATCACATTTAGCAGAATCTTTAAGACGACTCATCACCGAGAACATTGAAACAATCTTTAGGGTGTGCGGTGCGATGTGCGATGTGAATTCAGATTTACCCAACATCTTCTCGTAGATTTTTATCTCCTGATTGAGTTCAAGACAGTAAGGCACAGATATCTTCACAATGCGATCCATGATGGCTTCATTTGTGTGTTCTGACTTAAATCTGTTCCACTCGGCCTCGTTGCAGTGAGCGAGGATGACACCATCGAAGTGTAACATGTCAGACTTACCAGGCGAAGGAACCCGCTTCTCTTGGGTTGCTGTGATGATGGTGTGGAGGAACTCGATCTCGTTCTTGAAGACCTCGACGAGCTCGACGACGCCCCTGTTGCCCACGTTGAACGCACCGTTTAGTGAGAGTGAGCGTGGATCATCCTCGGCAAACTTGTCGAGCTTCGAGATGTCGACTGACCCGATGAGGACCGAAACGTCTTGGGAGTTTGCATCCATCGGAGGCACAGAAGCGACGCCCCGACGGCCACGCTGAGAAAAAGTAACTTCTTCGACTTCAAAATCTTCATATTTACCTGAATAATCGTTGAGGAGCCTGTGACGTGCAACGGGGGAGATATCACCATCGATCTTTACGCCGAGTGCGGATTCGATGGAGGGTCGAAGCGAGCGAGGAATTAATTGAAGGGGTTCGCCTCGGTGGGGATCGCCTTTCAGCGCATAATACTTTTCGCCCTCGAGCGCTTTCTTAATGTGTTCGGTGAGCGCTGATTTACCTGCGCCGACAGGTCCCATGAGCAAGAGAACTTGTCGAGATTCTTCACCTTTGTGAGCAGCGGAAGACAAGAAGCTCATGACTTTCTCGACGACTGTCTCCATCCCGAAGAACTCACCTTCAAAGTACTTGTGAATCTTTATCTGCTCACCGTCGAAGATCTTGCTCTTTCTGGGTTCAGAATCCGGCAAAGTATAAGAACCATGCGATGAAATTACGTCAAAAAGTCGCTTGTGAGCAGACTTGACGATTGTTGAATCTTTTTCAACAATTTCAATATAATCCATCAAATTTCCTGAGAATTTCTGAATTCTACTCGATTCTTCTCTTGCAGTTTTGATTTGTTGTAGAAGTTGTTTCTTGATACTCATTGTTTTATTGTACTTATTGTCATGTATTTGATTAATCAATTTCCCAAGGTTCTTCTTCTACAATAGTGTAGAATTTTACCTGCTTATTCCAGAGACATTTAATGTGTTCAACTACTTCATTGGCATGTTTTAATTCAAGATCTCGTCCGTCATGCTCGTGTCTTACAATCAACATGCCGTCTCTTTTCATTTCATCAACATATACGACAGGTATTGAGCCGCCCGACACATTTTTGATGAGATCCTCTTTGACTTCTTTCCACCCTTTTTCGTCTGAAACATCATCAACTGTGACGCTTGACTTCTTCTTCTCAGAATAGCTAAAAAGATTTAGTTCAACGCAGTCTTCTTCAGTAAGATATTGACGCAAGAATGACGCATCGTAGCAGACTTCACGTGCCAAGAAACACTCGTCGATTCCATGACGTTCTTTTATTTTTTGAAATAGATAAAATCCAAGATGATATGGATTAATAGAACCGATGTGCGGTCTAACCACTGCGTTATGCATCTTGACAATAGGAAGGTGAAGCTCACCTGGGAGGTCTAATTCATGGCACAATTCATAATGAGTCATACTAGCCCAGCCCTCATTCATGATCTTGGTTTGAATCTGCGGCCAGAAATATTGTCCCTCTTCACGACAAATGTGGACGATGTCACGTTTCCAGTCAGCAATATCGGCATTTTCCTCTATAAATCCCAATAAGTCATAATCAGGTTCAATAGGATACATGTTGATATTAAAATTCCTATATCTTCCGTCCTTATCGTTATTAATTAACTCGACGTATTCTGCTTTTATTTCTTCGTGCGGTCTACGAACTTGACCATATTTCGTCGTTTGGAACTGAAGAGCCTGACATGCGTCCAGCGTTCTTTCAACGAGATCAATACCGACGTGTGGATCTTCAACATATTTTTGTATCCTTTTCTTAGCTGCTCGTAACCGTTGAATGACAGATTCAGGCCTAGTGCTCTTAAACATTCTATTGTTTTTGAAGAAGTCTGAGTGACCGACACAATGAGCCATAATGAGAATCTGGAGGTATAACGGATTTTCTCTCATCAGGTAAGCTAGCGATGGATTTGAATTGATGATTAGCTCGTAGGGTAAACCTTCCATACCGACGTTGTAACGGTTCATCGTCTGCTCGAAGGACTTTCCGAACGACCAGTGAGAATACATCGACGGCATGCCGTGATGGACCATGGCGCCAATCATCTCGTGGTAATCAATAACTTCGTAGTCTAAAGGATATGGATCAAGTCCGCGCGTCTTGGCAAGCTTAATGATTCTTTCATCCCATTCTTCAAGGTCGGAAAGTCTATAGTCCATCAGCCGTTCTCCATTGTATTGCCGCTCATTAAACTTAAAAAGCTCTTCCAAACGTCTTCTTGTTTTTGTATTCTCATTTGCCTAAGCTTATTGCTCTGTAGCGGTTTCAACAAAGAGAATATCTTGTCAGCAGCTGTAGACCAATTAGCGTCCGGTTCTATTTCACAGTAGCCATAAAGCTGTATTGAAGTGATAAGTTTTTTGACCTCATCAAGAAATTTCTCATTATCGTCTTGGAAATTATCACCATCAGAGCATTGGAATAGATAAACATTCCATGAGTTAGGATGAAATCTCTCGCTCATGATACTAGAAACCAATGTCAAAGCAGATGATGCACGTGTGCCTCCCATCGAAGCTTTTTGGAAGAAATCTTTTTCTTCAACTTCTTGTGCATCAGTATCGTGCGATATAAATACGACTTCTAGCGTTTCGTACTTGAGTCTGAGAAATTGGTAGAGCAAGAAAAAGAATGATCGAGCCAAAAACTTTTTTTCTTGTGACATGGAACCTGAAACGTCCATGACGAAAAAGATAACAGCATTTGTGCAAGGCTTTTTAGTGACCTTGTAATGTCTATACTTTAAATCATCTTCATGAAATGGAAAGCTTTTACCCTCTTCGTCTTTTTCTGCATCAAAACCTGCTGCCTTCATGCGCTTAATTCTGGCAATTGCAGACTTTTTTCTATCGAGACGGGGTATGATGCCCTCAGTTCTATATCCTTTTCTCTTCAGCTTTTCTGTGTCTATATTACTAAGTTGTCGCTTTTGAAGTTCAGGAAGTTGCAGCTCTGAAAACAGATAATTTGCTAATTCTTCGTGCGTAATTTCTACATCGTAGTATTCTTCGCCCTTATCACCACCAGCCCTGCTCGGTTGTCCTTGTCCATCAGCTGGCTGATTACCAACTTTTTGACCCCGCTTTACGTCTTTTCCTGGGGCTGATCCTACTTGCTTACCGTTGTTGCCATAAACAAATCGATATTCTTTGATGCCTCGAACTGGTATTCTATACTTTTGCTTGCCATCTTTTCCGATGATACTTTCGTCTGCGACAATGTGGTGTATGCCTTCTCTGATGGCTCGTTCAATTTTTTCTTTATGACGACGCCGATCTGATGCAGTTCGATCTGCGACAGTCTTGTGTTCTCGAAAAATACTCATGAGTTATCTTTCTGATTATAAATAATCGCCTAAATTTTGATTATCTTTTGTTTTTTAAAAGTTAATAACTTGCATGAAACAAAGAAGGAATAGCGGCCGCGACTTCTTAGAATGCTGATTAAATACACGTATCAAGTTGATATGTGCATTTTTGTGACTTTTCTTTGACGGCACCAAGATGCATCCTCGTTAAAATTGACGAGAACGTAAATCTGAATTAACATAGACGATCATTCATGACTATTTTTGACTACATTAATCGAATAATCATATTTCACTAGGCCATTTTCGTCATAAGGACAATGCCTGCATCCACCGTGGCAGCAAAAACCACGATCAATTAAGAATTTAGAAGTCCACACAAAATTACCTGTATCTGGATCACGATACCAGTCTATGCCCTCTTCTAAATTCATTAATTACACTTTGCTCTGTTAGATCTTTAAATATTAGCGTTTAATCAGCCATATTTACAATCTATGAATTCCTTAAAAATTCTTAGAGACGTAATAAGACTTCTCATCAACGAATCTATTCGGGAGGGCAACCTGGATGCGGCGTGGAGTATGAGTCCATTAGCAACAACAGGTTCCGATGATGAAGAACGTGAATTTAATGAAGAGCTTGAAGAATTTAGTGTCGACTATGAAGAACAGTGCGGATGTTGACATGAGAAAAAATCAGAATAATTCACTGCGATCGTACATAAGGTTAATTCTCGAAAGCAAACGTAGACAAAGATCAATTAAACAGACAGACTCTGCAGGTCCAGGTGTGTCAAATGACCCAACACAAGCCGGTGAACCCTACGACAATTACAACATCGAGAGGGAGGTCGATATTTACGGATATTGGTACAAATCTCCGGGCGACAAGGCGACTGGTGGTGATTTCAGACCAGATGATCCTGCTGCATACGTAGGAATGCAAGCGCCTCCTGCTCCGTCTGCACCTTCAGAAATAACAACTACAGAATCAGACATAGACGAAGACGTAGAATCACTCGAAGAAATAGATTAAAATTTTTGTCGTCTTTTTTTAATTTCTGCGATCAGTTTATCTCGTCTTTTAAAAAAAGAAGCACTGAATAGCAAGGCATCACTGATCACATTTGGATTGTAATACTTGAAAGATCCACCATGCCCAACGTGTAAGTGGCAATCGTGTTTACCCATGCAGAGAGTTATCAGATTTGAAGGATCTAGCTCTCGTGAGGCTTCGACGCGATAAGGAATTATATGATGCACTTGAAGATTATCAGATGCTCCACAAGCAGCACAAACGGGATGACATTCTAAATGTGCATCTCTAACTTTATCCCAGCTCGGCGATCGGGAACGAGATTTATCTTTCTCACGTATGCGAGAGTGAATCTTACTTAAACTTGAGACAATCTTTTTTAACACAGTAAACCCCAGTTAATCATTTAAATATTAACAAATGACTAACTATGAAGATTTATGTTTAGACAAGAAAATCTCACATTGTCAATGGCCCGATTGCAGATTAGAAATTTTCTTAATCTTTTTCTATCTTGTCAGCGTTATTTTCTTCATTTTTAGCATCTGGCTTAATGAGACCCATCAAAACGTTGTTTAACATGAGAATCCAAAACAGCGCTAATGTAAAAGTAAGGTATGGATGTGACATTGCCCAATTATGCATTTTTAATTCCTTTCAATTTCTACGTACAATCCGTCCGCGCGATGTGTCATATGGTGAAACTTCAATAGTGACTTTATCACCTGGCAGAATTTGTATATGATTTTGCCGCATTTTTCCACTGAGAGTTGCTAAAACTAGCACATCGCCACTGTTAATTTTTACATGAAACCATGTTCCCGGCAAAGCTTCTTCAACAACGCCGCTAAGAATCATTCTATCGTCTCTTTCTTCTTTTTTAAGAAATGACTGATTTTTTTTATATTTGCTTTTATTCTTAGACCTTTTAGGTCCTTCAAAATCATAATTCTCAAAATTATTATTACTATTATTTCTTACCTCGATCATCTGTACTTTATATCATCCTTTCATTGTAACAATTTTTAATTAAAGCTGCATAGTTCCAAGAGTTCTATTGTTTAATAGCAATTCGGACTCTGAAAACGCAGACTCGCTTTTTGAGATTAACCACGAGGATTGCACTGTGAATCCGACGCAAGTGCCAGGCCATCGACCGTCTTCATTAGGCAGAAAAACCGTGCTGCCATCAGCGCTAGGAATGTATTTTCCTCGAGGAATATAATAGCTGTCAGCGTCAAATGTTTTAATCAACCCTGATGATAGAACCAACAAAACTTTTCCATCTCTAGGGTGCATACCCGATGCAACTATTTTATTAGTTGTGTCACCAGATAAAATAATGCTGTCTATCTCGCCTTGCGATAGATGCGCAATGTATGCAGGCAGTTCAAGCGTTGTAGCACGTATCTGAATTTGTTTTTTCATGTCTCGACGCGATCTTGGTCGTAAGATTGATGCAAAAAAAGATCAGAACGCAGATATGGTCCTTGAGACACCGAGTCATAAGAATACACGTAAAATATCTGTGGAAGATAATTAATAATGTGATTAACGTGCTTAGATTTTTCTAAGCCACGATTTGTGTTATGTTTCTTTATGACAATGCCAAGCGAATTTAGTTCAGACTTATTCTTTCTTATCGTTACTAGATCACCAATGTCAATGCTCATCTAATCTTTAAATTCTCCTGACAACTAATTGTTATAATTACACGCATTTAATTAAAAGTATAACAAATTGTGCTATAACATGATTTGAGTACGAACTTTAATTATTTCATCTGAAATTTCATGAAGATTAATTAGCGCAGACTCCATATGAGCTTGAATTTTGTATTTTTTATCCCCCAGTGTCCACAAAACTATCCAGCTACCTTCTTTAGACTTGGACACAATTAAACCTACAAGTCGTGAGTCAACACCCCATCTTGACTTTTTTGCTACTAATGCACCAACGCGCATGATTTAAATCATTCATTTTCGGCGTCATCCTCAACAATTACAGCATCTAAAGACAAAAAAGTACAAGCAACAGAAGCGGCATTTCTAAGGGCAGTGCGTGTCACTTTGACTGGATCGATAATTCCAGCTTCAATCATATTGACATACTCTTCAGAGGCAGCATTATAACCCACGCTCGATGCTGCAGGATCTTTCTTATGTCTGACTAGGTCATTAATGATTACTTCATGACTTTTTTCAGCATTCTCAGTAATTTTTTGAATGGGTGCAAGGCATGCATCGGCCACAATCGAGCCACCAATTCCAAACTGCTTCCAGCAGTCTTCTTTGTCTTCGCTTAATTCTCTCCAGATCTCAAAAAGAGCCATGCCACCGCCAGGGACGATGCCCTCCTCAACGGCCGCTCGGGTCGCATTCAGTGCGTCTTCAATTCTGTATTTTGTTTCGACAATTTCAAGCTCCGTCGAGCCGCCGACCTTGATAACAGCAACGCCTGAAGAAAGCCTGGCAACTCTTAATCGAAGTCTATCTGTTTCTTCTTGTGCTAAAGTAATGTCCTGTAGTTGTGTTTTGAGTTCTTCTACGTGCGTGTTAATTACTTCCTTGGTCGCACCTGTGCCCACCATTGTCGTAGTTTTTGCATCAACTAAGAGACTCTTCAACGTGCCTAGGTCCGTCATTGTAGTCTTGCTTATCGAGAGTCCTGTCGCAGGAGATACTATCTTTGCACCTGTCATGACTGAAATATCTCTCATGAATTCTTCTCTGCTCTTACCGTACCCGGGTGCTTTTATCGCAACAACAGGAAGATGCGCATTGACTCGATTGACCACTAAGCCCTGCAAAGCTTCACCTTCTACCTCATCTGCAACAACAAGTAGTGGAACTTTTGATTGCATGACCTTTTCAAGCAAAGGAATCATTTCGCGCATGCTGTTGAGCTTCTGATCAACAAGCAAGACTTTAGCATCAGAGTAAGCAGCGTGCATCTTTTCAGAGTTAGTGACGAAGTAGGGGCTCAGATAACCTCTATCGATCTGCATTCCTTCAACTACGTCGAGCTGAGTTTGCATGCTCTTTGCTTCTTCAACTGTGATGATTCCGTCGTGACCTACTTTGGTCATAGCGTCTGCGATCAGTTGACCAATAGATTCGTCACCATTTGCACTAATAGTTCCAATCTGAGCAATTTCCTCAACTGTAGTAAGCTGTTTAGCACCTACTTTGAGAAGATTTGATACAGCATCTGCCGCTCTTGATATGCCAGAGCAAAGAACCTTAGCATCGTAGCCAGCTTCTAAGAGCTTAAGACCAGATCTGACCATAGAAAAAGTTAAAACTGTGGCAGTTGTAGTACCATCACCTGCGATGTCATTTGTTTGAGATGCAGCTTCTCTTATGAGTTGAGCGCCCATTCGCTCAATGGGAGTCTTTAAGTGAATAGATTTACTAACTGTAACACCATCTTTTGTGATGACAGGTTGCGAATTAGGATCTTGCTGTATGAGGACAGTTTTGCCTCGAGGGCCCATCGTGCTGCCTACGGCACGTGCAACTGTTTGCATGCCCTGAAAGAGTGATTTTCGTGCCTCAGAAGAAAAAACTACCTTTGTAGCTTTTGGTTGTTCGTTGTTGACGTACATGTCTTCAAAATTTATGTCAAATCTTATAGTTGTATAAAAAAATCAATCTTTAGTCACGTTAATCCAGACAGGTTTTCCTGCTTTCCATGCGACAGCAACTTCACCCTTGCAATATTTTTTAATGATGTTGAGAAGAGTTTCTCGCTGCTGATCATCAGAAATTCTTTGAACAAAGATTCTTAGACGATACTCTGTATAATCTAAAACTTTTTTAATGTTAGTTGCAGACAGCTGAGACTTGTGCATCTGAAATTCTGTAGATTTTTCACCAATCTTCCAGCCTTTTGCACTACTTTTTGTTGCCATGTCTGAGTTCATAACGACCTTGAGTCATCAAATTTAAATATAGCAATTTTGAGAAAATAGTTTAATTTTGACAAGTTT